CGCTTGCTGCCTAAAGCGGATGCGATGCTGTCGGTGCGGCGCGGTTGATGGGTGACGCCGAGCAGCGGTTACAGCTGTTGGCTCGGCTACTCAAGTTGGCGGAACGACTGCCTAATGGGCTCCTGTACCGTTTGGTGGAGGATGCCCAATTTTTTTATGACTGGAACTTATCCAAAAAGAAAGCTAGAAAGTCCTCGCGCATAGCACAGCAACAAGCGTGGAGTCAGAAAGCTGAGGACAAGCGCTGGCGAGATCTTAATAAGTACAAATGATAGCTGGTTGGTTTAAGCTCGGAGCAGTCACAGGTACCTCATGGTCGTCTCTAAAGCTCGGCAGTACAGCAACACTTGGGACGGAGTGCTGAAAGCGGCCGAGGAGGCTCAGTCTCGGTATCCCGAGCTAGTGGCGGCTCAGTGGGCGCTGGAAAGTGGCTGGGGTAAGCACGTCTCAGGGAAACACAACTATTTCGGGTTGAAGGGCGCGGGTACAAGCACAGGAACGCAGGAGTTTGTGGATGGGAAGTTTGTAGATATACAGGATTCTTTTGTAAACTTTAATTCGCTGTATGAATGTGTAGTTTACTTAGTGGATAGATGGTACAAAGATTGGAAACAACATAAAGGGGTTAACAAAGCGGCTAATAGAGAGGCTGCGGCTCGTCAGCTAGTAGAAGAAGGTTACGCAACAGATCCAGATTATGCAATTAAGTTAATTAAAATAATGAAAGACAAAGTACCTAGTAGTAATAGTACTGGTGTACAGAAGCCGGCTGCTGAAGTGCTGCGTATTCAGGCGGTGCAAGCCACGGTGCTGAAGAAAAAAACGGAGCAGGCAACCGAGCTCGGGGAGATGGAACGCCTAGCGGTAGCCGCTGGTAAGGCGTATGGCGTGGTGGAGTTGGTTGAGTTACCGGCGGACTCTCATGCACGAGTTGTGCTGGCCCACGGAGCGGGTACTTGGTATGTGTGGCTGCCCCATTGGCGGGTACTGCAGGAAAATGAAGCGCCCGTAGGGACCGAGCTCGACTGGAACAACTTTGCGACCTTGGTCACGCCGAATTTGAGTGTGGGTGAAATACTGCAGTGGGACAAGCGGCGGACCCCGGCGGCGGGGTCGTCGGACCGCGCTCGGCTTGTGCGCACTGCGCGGGAGCTTCAGCGTGTGCGGGATGCGTGGGGGCGTCCGCTAGGTGTTACTAGCTTTTACCGACCTGAACCTATTAACAGTCAAGTTGGGGGTGTTCGTGGTAGTCGTCACGTAAGTGGCGAAGCTTTTGATGTGTACCCGGTGGGAGCTTCACTCGATGGGTTCTATCAGTGGATACGCCCTCGGTGGAGTGGTGGTTTAGGTGATGGACGCTCGAAAGGCTTCATTCATTTAGATACGCGCAATAATGGACATTTTGTACCCGGTGCGGGTTCTAGACCTTACACAGAGTGGTTGTATTAGCTAGCACCGAAATGCCACTATTTAGTGGGGCGTATGTCTTTAGTCACGTTTCCATGGTGCGTAGATTGACATGCCGCCACCAAGCAGCTTGCTGTCGCCGGTCTGTAGCCCTGGGTTGATTGGGTGCTCGATGATTGTCGGCGCTTCAGTCATTGGTGGCTGCGTGGCGTGCCAGTCCGCCTCGGCTTTGTCGAGTTTGGCTGGCAACGTGCGCTCGAACCACCACTGACGGATGGCTCGTTCTAGGCGGCGCTGCCAGCCAGCAGTGCCAAAGCGGATCAGCCCTTTTTTCCCTTGATTGCGTTCAGGGCATGGAACAAGAGTTCCACGATGCTGTTGTCCTTGAGCGGGGACAGGGCGACTAGCTCAGATGCGGCGGCCACGCAGATCCAGAAAGCTGGATGAGAAAGGAATTCCACGGCTAATAGTGGTGTGGGGCTCCTTCCAGCTTAGACACACGCTGCTCTACTTGCCCTAAGCGTCCAAAGGCTTCTTTTTGATCTGCTTTGATGTCTTTGTGCATTATCTCAAGCTGCGTGGCGATGTGTTCCACGGCAGAGGTGAGGCGAATTACAGCATCCCGTGCTTCATCGTTGCGCTTGGTAAAGCCCATGGCCCCCATGGCCGCCACCGAGATTGATGCGCCAGCAATGGCGGCAATAACTTCGACCATGGCTAGGTAGCTGTGCTTAAAGCTTAGCGCCCTTGCCCGCGCAAGGGCTTCTTACCGCGACGCCTAGGCCGTGATCGCTGACCAAAACCTTGCCGTGTTGTCTTGGGCGGCGCTGCTTGGTGGTCAAGAACGCCAGTGCCAGTCTTGCTGCGTACTGCCATTAGTCGTCACGAGGTGGGTTGATCGCTAGCAAGCTGTAGCCCATGAGTAGGAGTACCGCTAACAGCAGTGTTGCGATCATACCCAGCGCAGTAAGCCTTCGTTCCAAGTGTACGGCTTGCTATCGGGTGGCATCGGCTTGGGTGCCACCCATTGACAGGTTGATTCGTCCAGGGTCCAGCTTGGAAATGGTTGCGGCGGAATAAAGGCGTCGCGCTCGCTGTCGTATGTGTAGCTAGTGCCGGCGTAGTTCTTGCGCATGTTGGCGTGGTAGCTGGTTTGCGCCCATGTGGTGTCGGCGCCAAACAACTCTTGGCAGCATGCGATGCCCTTGGTTTCGCACTCGGCGCCATCTTCCAAGATCTCTTCATTGGAGATGACGACCACGCGCAGAACGGTGTTATCGGTGTCGAGTTCAGCGAAGTGTGCCATCAGGGTGTTAAGTAACGGACGATCACGATGCCGGAGCCACCGAGTCGGCCATTGATGCCTCCTGCCCCGCCGCCGCCGCCTGTATTAACTGTTCCATTTTGATCACCTGCTCCTCCCCCACCAAGACCGCCAAGGCCTACAGGCGGAGGAGGCGATGAACCGCTTAGTCCAACGCCAACGCCTCCACCCCCTCCTGCGTAATACGTAGATGTACCGTTAATTGAAGACAGAGATCCATTGCCGCCGTTTCCGTTGGTGTTGAAATTTGGGGCGCTGCCTCCTACCGCCCCAGCTCCTCCGCCTCCACCGCCTGTGTAGCCGCTTGGAGATGGGGCGTAATAAAAGCCTGCACCGCCTGCATTGCCTTGGCCAGCGGTACCAGCGGCTCCGCCTTGGCTGCTGCTATTAGTAGTCCCCCCACCGCCACCAGAGCCGCCAGTGGATGGAGCATAGTCGCTGGTACCTCCTCTACCACCCCCAGTTGAAGTGATTGTTGAAAAGACAGAATTAGATCCATTGCTTCCAGGTATGGAATAGGTTTGGCCTACCCCACCAGCGCCAATCGTCACGGTGTAACTGCCAGCGGCGATAGATAGTGTTCCAGTCCTCATGCCTCCAGCACCGCCACCTCCGGCTGCAAAACTCCGCACGCCTCCACCCCCACCACCAGCCACGACCAAATACTCAACCTGAAATCCAATGGGTGGCTCGGCAACTACAAACGTACCGCTACTCGTAAACGTATGCACGGTGTATAGCCCACTTGTGGTGACCGTGCCACCAGTTGCGCTGAATATAGGGACGTCGCTAAAGCCGCCCCCAAGGAGCATCTCTTGGTTACTCATTACGTAAGACCTGTGCCGGTGATGACAAATACGTTGGCTGCGACGCATAACACAGTGGCAACGCCGTAGCCAACCAGCGTGCGGTTGCCGGTGTTTGGCGTACCACCAGCACGCAGTGTGACGCCCGAGCCCTGAGTGATTGTTTGATCGCTTGCGGAGTTGTTGAAAATCGTCACGTTATCGCCAATAGCAAACACAGATGCAGGCACCGTGACGCCACCCGTAGTGATGCTGATGTGCTTGCCTACGTCCGCAAGGGTCAAAACGTAAGCGGCGGTCTGTGCGTTTTGCGGAATCTTGCGGATGCTGCCCGTGCCATCGGTGATCTCACCCGTGGTCGTGATCGTCCCCGTGGTGTTGATCGCCGTGCTGCCACCGATGGTGCCGCTGGTGATTGCGCCGCCGCTGACCTTGCCGGCAGTGCTGATTGTGCCAAGCTTGGTATCAGCGATGGCGGCGCTTGCGTTGATGTCAGCGTTGACGATGCTGTTGCTAAGCGCAAGCTTGCTGTATGCGATTGCAGCAGCGGTTGCGATGTCAGCGTTGACGATCGCACCAGTCAAGGCCAACTTGCTGTAGGCAATGGCTGCAGCAGCGGCGATGTCGTTGTTGACGATTGCGTTGGCCAGCGCCAGCTTGCTGTAAGCGATCGCTGCTGCAGCAGCAACGTCAGCATTGACGATCGTGTTTGTCAGCGCCAGCTTGCTGTAAGCAATGCTGCCGGCAAGCATGGTGCTGGTCACCGTGCTCGTGTCGCCCGTGGTGATAACCGTGCCTGTGCGGTCAGGCAGCGTAATTGTGCGATCAGCGGTGGGATCAGTTACTGCAACCGTGGTCTCGAACGCATCAGCGGTGGTGCCCTCAAACGCCAAGCTGCCTGCTGCGCCGATGAGCAGCTCGCCGGTAACCGTGCCGCCGACGCTGCTGAGTTTTTCAGTATCAAGCTCTTCCAAGGCATCTTGGACGTTGATCGAAGAAAGCCCGCCGGCAGGCGTGAAGTCGATGTTTGAGGCGATCTGTGCTGCAACGGTGCCAGAAACGTCGATCTCTTCCCAAGCGGTGCCGTTGGAGAGAATTAGGTCAGGTGGTGCCAACGACACCGTGGGTGCGGGCGCCGTGCCAGTACCAGCAAGAGCAACGATGACGTAATAACGGTTGTTGGATTCGGCTGCAGCAGGTAGTGCATTGCCGACCACGAGGCCAATTGCAGCGCCAGCGGTGGTAGTTGACAGCACCTCGTTGGCATTGGCGTCATAGGTGCCGCCAAAGATAATCTCACCAGCCGTAATGGTGATCGGCTGCCAAGCGTTGCCGTCCCAGAGATAGAGGTCGCCGCGACTGCTGTCAAAGAAATACTGACCAGTAAATTCAGCTTGTGGGAAGGTGACGATGCCTTCGGTTGAGCCAGCACCACCGAAGCGCGTCACCGAAAAGTCAGCAAGCTTGTTGCCGGTAATAGTCTTGGCGCCAATCACCGACGACGGCAATGTCGATGAGGTGATCTTGCTTGCTGGGATCTCAGGAATGTCAGCAGCGTCGAGCGATAACGTGCCGGTGACATGCCCCTGCGCATCGAAGGTCACCTTGGTAGCGGTGCCAGCAGTTACAGCATTGCTGTGGTTGAGCACACCGCCGGCTGTTACAGCTAGGCCGGTGCCAGGCGTGATGATACCTGAGGTAGAAATTGTGGCGAGTGGTAGGTCGGCGCTGCCGATGACGCGCCCAGCAGTAACGAGACCGTTGGCGCTGTAGCGGACAACGTGATAAGCGGACTGCTCAGGGGCGACAGTGTTGTCAATGGCGAGCGTGTCGCCAGACATCACAAGACCGTTGCCGTTGATGACCAACGCCCCCTTGGATGTGGTCGTAGCGGTAGGCAGGTCATCCCCAATGAGCTGCCTCAGGCTTACGGCGCCAGATGTGCTGGTTGGTCCAGCAATAAACTGCCGTGCAGCGCTTGCGTTTGACAGGGCGGCGTTGATCGTGACGGTGCTGCCGACCGTTGCAATACTGAGATCCATCGGCCCAGTATTTGCTGCGATGACGGAGTTCACCGACCCCGCAGCCTTGAACGGAACCCACTGACTGCCGTTCCAGATGTACGCGCAGCTCTGGCCGGTCTCAAGTGCAATCTGCCCGGTAAAGACACCAGTCAGTGGCAAGGTCGGAACAATTGTCAGGCTGGAGTTTGCTGCCAGCTTGTTCGCGGTGACGGCACCCGAAGCGATGCGATCATCAGTGACAGCACCGTTTGCCAGTGCGCCCGAAGTGATCTCGCCACCAGAGAACAGCAGCTTGGATGCCGGAATAGTGGCGGCTGGAAGCAGCGTGACCGCTTGACCAACTAAGCCGGTGACGGTGACCTTGCGCGACTCGCTTGCGCTGATGTCGGCAACAGGAATGAAATCGCCTGCGGCAACGTCCTGCCCATTTAGCGTAAATAATTCACTAATTCGCAGGTCGGCCACAGTTCACCTCTTAACGCAACAACTACTTGGCGTCACCATTCTAGTCTGCCCCTTCCCCCTCCAGCAACAAGCGTCCACCTTGCTCCAGGAGTATCGAACCGCCGGACTCCTGCAGCAGGCGGCTTGCGGTGGTGGTGCGTGCTCGCAGTTTGATCGCCCCCGTGGCGACGAAATCAATACGACTAACGATGATGTCACCCGGCACAAACGACGTGGCACTGTTGGTGACGATTGCATCAAACTCCCACCACAGGGAATCATTGACCTGAGTGGCATCAAAAGAGCCACCGGATGCACTTGTATTCTCGGATTTAATATAAAACTTAGCGTGAAAACCAGAGCCAATTTCCGTGCGCAGTACTAACTGCATCAGATATTGCACTGGTTCGCGGCCACTGTTGTTGACGTAATCCCACTGCGCAGTCAGCGAGCCCGATCCAGTGATCAAGCTGCTGTACTGCTGGCGGTACTCATCACTCAGCGAGGTTATGTCAACGGTTTCGCGGTTGGTGTTCAGCTCGTACTCAGCGACGCAAGCAAGCAGTCTGGTGTCGCGGTCACGAACGACGACACGGATCGGGATGTCACGCGCAATCGACGCAAGCCTGACGAGGCCGGCACTGCTGCCTTCCAAGCTGTCGTCGAAATTGTCGTAGAGCCTGATGCCGCCTAGCTCGTCGATGAAGACATACCAGTTGCCGCTTGGTTGCACCGCACCATCAGCCCAGCCGCTAGGTGCCACGAAGTCGAGGTTCGTGCCATCGAGCGTACTGAATTCAACGAAGTCGCCAGCAATCAGATAGCCCTCGTCAAAGTCAAAGCTGAAGCGGTTGCGGCTGGCGTTGACGTCGCTTGGGTTGACGATCGACTCCTTGCCACCCTCAAACGACTTACGAGTGATTTCAATGTTGCCTATATTTCCGAGATAAATACCCATTACAGCGTCACTGTTGCCAGCGCCCCAGTCCCTTGGAAGTTGATCTGCGCTGAGCTGACCTCGCCTACGCTGGCGCCGAAGCTCACGCTGGTGACGTAAGTGCTGAGCTGCACGTCGTGATTTGTGCTGCCTTCAACCAAGCGCAACTGCATGTCAACGGTGCTGCCATCAGTAATGCCCTCGATTTGCAACACCTTGCGCAGCGCTGTAGCGGCGTCGTTGCGCCCGGTGCCATCGTTGTAATACAGCAACGTGGCGCTGCCGCTGAAATCTTGCACTCCTGGTGCGTACGTGCGCTGGCTGTCACCAAGACTGGTGGTTTCCAGCATCTCAAGGTTGCCAGTCAGTGACCAGTTCGTCACCTTGACTTGCTCTATACCGTCAAGCAGCAGGCGTCCATCCTTGCCAGTAAATACTTTGGCCATTAGAAGACACCCACCAAGCTCAGTCTAACGCTACTGACACCGGGCCTTACTGCTGCGACCTGGGGCGCTTCAGAGTATCGCCAGCGGTTCACGCCAGCCGCATCAATCGCATCGGATGTCGAGGCCCATCCAGCCCGTGCAGTTGGGTCGATCTCGAACGTCAGATACGTGCCCTTGGTTTCGTCGTAATGATCAAGGAACTGCTTGGCCAAGGTGTCGCTGATATTGTCGTACCCCAAGGACAACGTCATCTTGGTGCGAGTGTCGCCGTACAAGATCCGTACCTCGGCGCCAGATTGCGAGTTGTACGTCTTTACTGGGTAGTCCCCTGGGTTGAAGTTCCGGCTAGTTGGCGGCAGTGCAGGGAATGGCATGGTCAGCCCTCGGTGACGAATGCCGAATCATTCAGCAGGTCTAGAGCCAGTTTACTGTTGAACGTGCTTGTGGTTGGGAAATCTACGGCGACAATATCCACGAGGCCATCCTCGTTGACCGTAAGTTGCTCGATCATGTAGGTATTGCTTGAGACGGTGGAATCCTCGATCGTGAACACCGAATCAAAGAATCTGGGCTCAGCAACCTTGCCGGCGGCGACTGTCATCGAGTCGGTTTGCGGGTCGTCAAAACTTGAGTTCCAGTAGAACACCGAGTACGTGCCATCTGCAAGGGGCGTTACGGCTGTGACTTCACCCGTGGCGCTGACGATGCCGTTATTTGCGGCGTTGTACACGTTGGCCTCGGTGATGACGCGGATGTAGTCGCCAGGTGCCAGGTTTAGGCCGTAAGGCGTGGTCTTAAAGCTGACCGTATGTGTAACGCGACGGCGCAGCGACATGAAGTACTTTGCTGCTGTGAATGCGTGCTGCCTGCTAGTGCAGTATTGCGTCATGTCGAATGTTTCGATCGTGCTCGACTCAGGCAGGTCAGCCCAGCGCACCACCAGCGTCTGTTCCTCGGGGAATTGGTTGCGCTGCCCTTGTCGGTAACGCATCACGGCAGCAAAATTCTTGCGTTCCTCGGTGCCAAGGTACTCAACGTTGAAGCTGTCCTCGATGATGTTGCCTGAGGTGAACAGTTGCTGGATCTTGACCGGATCAGTGGACACAGACCCGGATACCGTGGTCGGCACTGCAGGGATAACTGAGAACTGACCGTTTTTGATGACGAACGAGCACAAGAAGAATGGCGCTAGGTCGCTAATGAATTGGCGGATATTGGTTGGGTCTGCGATCGCGCCATCAAAGAACAACTTGTTCTGCTTCAAGAATTGCGACGTAGCTGGCAGGCTTGCAGTGTCGATCAGATCGGGTGAGATAACGTTGCCAGCGCCAGCAGTCTTGTCAGTCAGCAGGTGGTAAACAAGGTCGGTAAATTTGTTGCTTGGGCCAATCTCGCCAGTGGCATCGGTTTGGAATTTGAGCACCGAAATACCATCTGCAAGCCATACACGGAGTTGGTTGAGGCTGGTGAAATTGCGGGATGCCTTGAGTGCCAAACCTGCCAATGTCAGCTTGGTGTACTCGGGCGTAGTGGGGTTGCTAACAGCTTCGTTGACGTAAGCAATTTCGTGTTCGGGACCACTCTGGTTTGACTTGGTTAGCAGGCCGTCGTAAAAGCTGATGTCGTTGACTTGGCTGTTGGCCTCGAATTCACGATCAGCAAAGAAGCCGGGCGGCAGTACGACGCTCTTCAACGACAACACACGTAGACGCAGGCCAATCAATGAGCCAGGGTCGCGGAATGGGTTACCAGCGGATACCGAACGGGTCGCTTCCATTACGGCGTCCAACGTCCACGAACCCACAGCAAGCGATGGGTCGATGCTGTAGCGGACGTCCCAGGCTTGTGTCTGGCCTGGGAAATCAAGCTGCCCTTGTTCGGGTCGTCCAGTAATAGTGCCGGTTGCGACAACCGTTGCCGTGCTCCCAGCTTCGGAGGTGGCCGAGAACGAGACACTCGTGCGAAAACCGATTGAATACGCCTGTGCGCTACCAAAGATTTCTTGCTCCCATGCGGACTGGCGCCCTCTTGGCTGCACTAATGCGTTTGTCCTTTCAACAACAAGCCTGGTGCCACATGTTGTGATGCCATAAGGCTGAGCGCGAGGGTTACCCGGCGTAACAGGAATCGGCAGATCGAATACTTGTCCAGTGCTAAAGCCGTCGTTGCTGCTGACAACAGTGATAGCGCTGAAGTTCCACGCACGTTGGCCGGGGAAGTACGGATGCGTTGTTGGGTAGTTTTCGTTGACGATGCCATCAAAGCGAATCGTGATGGTGCTACCACCCGCTCCAAGCGTCACTGTGCGTTCAGCCGACCTAGTTAAACCAATGGCATCTGCTCGCCCGAACAGCTCGAACATGGTCGAGCCCTTGGCGCCTTGCGTAACGGCGTCAGGTAGGAAGCGTTGCAGTTGAACGGCAGTCGCCTTGGCGCCTTGCCTAACTGCGTCAGGTAGGAAGCGTGGCAGTTGAACGTCAGTCGCCTTAACGCTGGTGCTGTCGAGGTCAGGTAGATATGTTGCAATGTCAATCGAACTCGGCACCGTCGTTGTGGTTTCGCCGTCGCTAATAATCGCGTTAGCGAGCATTTCAGGATTAAAGGAAACCCCTTTCTTGGTTACAAGCGCGCCAATTGCGTTGACCTTGAACGTACCGTAAGCAGTGGTGTAATCACCCGAAAGCGACTGACGTGTTTTTGCATCTAAGCGCCAGAACACTGCATCATCTGAGCTGTGTCGTGCCACGTCGGCGCCTGACTTTGGCACCATCTTGAACTCGTAGCGACCCTTCTCGGGATGCGTGATGCGGATGAAGTTAAACTGATCTTGTGGTGCTTCGCCGGTAACGCAAAACTGCTCACCCAGTGGTTGCCAAGTGTATTCATTACCGCTTGAATCCGTGCCAGATGGCCGCAGCCACATAGTCCATACAGATGTACGTTTCATGTACATCGTCATGGTGCCGCTTTCGATGCCAACACCGTCGATTTCTGCAGTGCGAAATGCACCAACAGACGGCAATCCAGAGAAATTACACAATCCGCTGGCTCGGTTCCATACTTGCGAGCGAATGCCAATCTCGGTCACCTCGCAGTCGCGGCTGTTGCGTACCACGCCAAAAGCAACGCGCAGTAGTGGGTAGAAGCCAGGGCCAGCGTGTAGGCCCAAGCCATTGCGGGCATTTGTTGTGCCGAGGTCATCGCTGTAAACGCCGCGCTTGATCATCTTTTCGCTAATCAAACCGACCGAAGCTCCAATGCCTTCGCCAAAGGTTTCAATGCAGCGCAAGCCAATCGACTGCCGCTGGTCTTCCTTCCACTCAGGTAGGGCGCGAGACTCAACCACCCATACGGTTCGACCAATCATCACTGTTTCGCCAAGCTGCAGCATTTCATCTGCAGCACGGCGACCTGCTGTGATCTCACTGTTGATGTCAGTGGTTTGCGTGCTGCGGCTTACCTCGGAGCGGAAGTACAGATCCTCGGGTAGCTCACCCGGCGCAATGGTAAATACGGCGGTGTCGCTAGGCGCTACCTCCCGCACCTCCTTTTCGCCAGTGGTGACGCCAGTGCCGTTGATGCTGGTAATGCCCATGCGACGGCCGTAACCACGGCCTGTGCCGCGTTGGCCTTGGTTACGAACGTCAATGTGACTGTTGAGGTTATTAAGTTCTGTAAAGAAGCCGTAGTCTCCTGCGATCTTGACGCGCTCGAATAGGCGCTGATCCTTGGGGTCATCCTTGTTGCGGTCGCCTTCCTTGGGGATATTGGGAATCGGTATCAAGCGCCAGTTGACGCGGTAGTCCGTGCCATTGGGGATTGCCGAGTATGCGCCGAACTGCGCATTAGCTGATGGTGTGTACACCTGACAGAAGCCAGGCTGCGCTTGGCCCTCAAGGGTTTGCGTTACAAATACATCATCATCAACCTGCGTATCGCCCGACGCTTGATTACCGCGTGTGCCGTAAGCAAGGTTTTGCGCTTTGACGCGGCTAAACGTATTGGTGTTGCGCTTCCAGTAAAACGCAAAATTGTGCTGATATATGGCATCCAAGGCAGAGTTGCCTAGGAAGATGCCGTTGAGGTCAGGGCGGTCAAGTCCTTCGCCTAGGCCCTGCTCGCCAACAACAAACAGCAGCTTGACACCTTGTTGCGAACCAAACGAAAACGCTCGTGACCATACGAGGCGCGGTGCTGCAAGGATGCCGCCACTTGTGCCTGTGTACTGCCCGAAGATGACGGGTATCGGCTCACCGTAAGTGGCAAGCTCGGCAAAGCTGTCGAAGCCTGAGGTGGCGCTAAATCTATCTGCGCCCGTGACACTGCCAAGCTGGCGGGATGTGGATTGACCGGGCTGCTTCGGCTTGGGAGTAAGCAGGTAGCTAATGCCGCTCAGTACTAGGCCGATGGCAAGGTTGACCAGGACCACGCCTAAGGTCGTCAGCGCAGTTGCGCCTGTTGCAACGCCAGCGACAACAACAGGCACCACCAATGGCCCACCCACTACCTCAGGAACAAGGTCATATTCAGCTGGCCTGATCTTGGCGCGTTTATATGCTTCTGCTGCAAAGCGTCTATATTCCTGCTCGGTGCAACCTAAATCCCGTATTAGCTCACGTTCAAATGGGAGCAGCGGAAGGCGTGATAATCCCTCAGCATTTCCGTAACGCACCAAGCTACCTTTTCCGTGCGGTTGTTGATGTACAGAATCCCTTGGCTCCATACGACTGCAAAAGCCATGCGGTCCTGCCGTAGCAGGAGAACATCCCCATCATACGTCGGTTGCTGAATCCGCTGCCCCCAGCTCAACAGATCACGCGCCACGACACGATGCGAAGCGGTGTACCAGTCCGGCTTGAACACTGGGGCAGGGATGCCGGCTTCCTTCCACACGCGGTAGACCACATGGATGCAGTCGATGGCGCCATCGGGTCCGGTGCCATCAGCGCCTAAGCGGTATGGCTTGCCAATGAGATCAGCGCAGCCGAACATTGGCGCTGGTTGGGATGTTGCCAATCAGCTCCTGCGTGAGCCGACGCATCGGCACCTCAGCGCCAACAGCATCAATCACGGTATTGAGCTTGAGGGTAACGATAATCTCGTTCCAGCCGCCTGTGGACACCTGCCCGACATAACGGTTCAGTAGGTCTGGCGCAGCGGCATTATCGGGGTCGAGGATCATCACATACACCGTGGCAACCCAAAACTCTTCAATGGCATTCACCACCCACCCACGGCTGATCTGGTTATTGGGGAACACCAGGCTTGCCTCTACGTTGTCGCCTGTGCGGTTGACCGTGACACCAGAGAATCCAAATGGCAGGAAGCCGTAGGTCTTGCCTTGAAACGCTGCAGTCTTGTTGATGTAAAAGTTCTGGAAGTGGTACACCTTGCCGCCAGATTGCGTGCTCAGGTCTAGGTAGTTGCCAAGGGCTAGTTCCATCAGCTCATGCCAACACGACGGCGAGTGCTAGGTGATTGCTGCATCTTACGCAATACGCTTTGCTCGCCTTGCTTGGCGCCTTGCGTAGCCGCCTGCTTCATGCCCTGCTGGAACTGGTCTGCAGTGACGTAATCCACTGAGTTGATGCGTTCCACGGTGTAGCGGACATCAATTGCAGTGGCGCCGCCGCTGGCCATGCCGCCGCCGCCTTCGCTGGTGTCGCCGTTGGCTGGGATGACTGAAGACCCACGAGCGCCGCTGCCGTAGCGCTTCATTGCGGCTGACATCTTGCTAGCCGGGATGACGTACTCGGATTCGCCGCCTTCACCGATCAGACCCATCGTCGGCTTATTGACAACACCGCCATCAGCAAATGCTTCAAATCCGCCAGGCCAATAGGCGCCATCTTTTGCTTCTTTGAATCCAAATGCTTTGGCAAGAAACGAAAACACACCAACGCCATCATCGCCACCGGCAGCCCCTAACGCTTGAGCAATGCCGTAAATAATAAGCATCTTACCGATTGTTGCTAATAGCTCCTTGGCAAGATTTCCCAATGCGCTACCTAGGCTTTCAGTGCCGCTAATAGCTGCATCAATAGCACCACCAAAAGCATTAGCAAAAGCGCCGGACATGCCT